ATATTTCCTGTTTTACGAGGTACGGCAGCAAGATTTTCAATCCTGTTATCTGCCATATCTCCATTCATGTTGTGTACAACCCAACCTTTAGGAATGGGGCCATGCTTTTCAGACCACGCTTTCCTTCTAGCATTCATTAACTCGTTGGGGCTGTAGCATCTGCTATAACTTCATATAGCCAGTTACCCGCAGACCTTTCGCCATATGCGAATTCATCGTAGTGATACATTGCTGTAGCACCGCCACCGAGTTCAGGCATTCGCTTGGTCTCGATGTATGGTGATCGACCTTCTACAAGTACTAGAGCTGCCTGTGAGAAAACTCCGCCTTTAGCGTCATCATCACCGTCAATGGATATGTTTCCATCTTCGTAGAGTCTTGCGCCTGCGATAGTTCCTCTGTAGCGGTTCTGGTAGGCTTCAACAGATATTCCATCTGTTAATGGCGCACCACTTGTACTTGCGTCTAGACCTGATGCTATTAATTCGTCATCAATGTCTTTTAAGCAGAATCCATGGTGAACTGCGTGTATTGGAACATTGGCAGGAGCAGGCTCTGTTGTATTCGATGTAATTCGATATGCAGCAGCGGCGATCTCACCGGAATCAAGGGCGTTTCCTGCAGCACCTAATGCTGTAGTTGCACCATCTATTGCGGTAATTCCATCCTGGTCTTTCTTTCGCTCAATAGCATTTTGTGCCAATGACCCTGTCTGAGCGTAAGCATTGGAGCTTATTCTCATAGCAACACGGTCTGTTATAACTGTGTGAACTCCGACAACTGTAGGTGTAATGGAGAACAAAGTGTCTTCCATTTGCTGTGGGTTATCTAGTTCTGTGTTTTCTGATACAGCCTGTGCGCTAAGTTTCGCCATTGAAACTTCGTTCCAGACAGTACCGGTATTTTCGTCAAGTCTTTGCCTATCTACTAGGTTAGGCATTACGCCCGCAAATTCTCTTACAATTCGAGCAGAAGCTATCATTGTAGGAATCGAATCAGCGAGAGCATCTGTGGTTGTATTACCTGATGCCATAATTAAACTCCTAATTTAATCTATATGCGGATTCCCTGCTTTCTAAGCACTTCAGCCGCTTGTGCTATTTCTTCTCTGGAAACCGTAGTGTTAGAGTCGCCCATTCTGGTTAGTAGATTGTTTGCGCTTGCGGTTGACGGAGCTGATGACGTTGAATCTAAATCCAAAGCATTTAGCCCGTTTTCCTCTGCAAAACTTCTAACCCGATCATCGGCGGCTTTAGTTAGCTGATCTTTTTCAGCCAACCTACGGTCTCTTTCTATCCTTCTCATGGTTCTATTGAATTCAGCATGAGCCTGATAGATGCCACCTAAATCCTGCTTTTCATATGCAGGACTCCATAATTCCCTAAAAGCTGCTAGTTCAGGGGCGGTCTGTAAATCCAGTCCGCTTTCCTCAACAGCATCAGCTATTTCAGCAATCATGTCTTCCGCAGTTCTCGTGAAGTTATTGCTAGCTCTCCGGGTTGCAGCGTTTGCTTCAACCTTTTGTAAGTCTTCCATATAAGCTTCTTGGTCCTGCGTGCCTTGGTGGCGTATTAAAGCTTGGACAGTTTCAGTTAGCACGGACATGTTGTCAGACAATTCGTCAAATTGAGGGTTGCCTTTCTGCTGACTTCTTAACCGTCCCTGAAGAGCCTTGTTGTCATTCTCAAGTTTCTTCAGTTGCGCTTGCAGAGTTTCCATAGTGGGCTGTTGTGCATTTAAGTCTTCCGGAGATGTGGTTGCAAGTCCATCAGCTACGGGAGCCTGTTGCTCAAGAGTTCCAGTTCCTTCTACTTCTGCTTCTACTGACGGGGTTGTGCCGTTATCGGAAAAGCCCGCCGTTTCGTTTTGTAATGTCATATAAACTAACCTCTTTGTGTGTTCGTTTTTTTTAACACCTTCACAAAGATTTTAGCAATTTTTTTAATTTGTACAAAATTATAGAAAATCCGTGACTAAGACTAAGGCTTATATTTTGTTAGTTCTGCGATTTTGTCACGCAAATCCCATCTTCGAGGATTCTCAATATCTTCTCTTTGTATTGATTCTGCTACTAATTCAGATTTCATTTTTTGAACAACCAGACTTTTAGGTTCCGTACCGTCCCACATGTACAAATACGCATCTGCCAACCAATTATTTTCTCTGTATAAATCTTGTTCTTTTGGAATAAGAAAATTTATTAAATGGTTTAATTTTTGAGAATCCTCTAATAATTCCATTTCTGTCGTAGTTAATTTAATTCCTGCAGCAAAATTTTTAGCGACTTGCAACATTTCTTGTTGCTTACTAGGACTTTTTCTTATATGTTCGTTATATAAATTTACGATATTAGGAAGTTGATCAGCATATTGTACTGCTGTAGCTTGAGGTAATTTGTAATAAGGTTTTAATGTTTTTTGATGAGAGTCGTATTCTTCTACTATTTTTTTAACTTGAGGGTTTTGATATTGTGAAGATTTAAAATTAAAATCTGCAGAAGAAGACGGTAATGTAATGTAGTCAACAAGTTCTTGCCCTTCAGCCTTAAATGCTTCTGTTAAAATTGCTTGTCCTTCTTCATCGAATTTGTCCCAATCTTGAAAACCTGTCGGAATATGTTCTTCTAAATCTCTATCGTAGTAACGCATTGCGTAGCTATCCCATACATGCGTTTTATTAGTGCCTTCATATTTTTCAAGCTCTTCTCCATGTGAAAATTGAAAAGCTTCATTTGCTGCGGTTCTTTCAGCTTTTAATTCTTGAATTTCTTCTTTAAGAACTTTCATGTCTGGAGCTTCATTTTCTGCAAACAATTCCACTAATCGATCTTCAGCAGCAAACATACTTTGCTTTCTTTGTTCATTTGCCAAAGGAACTCCTTGAAGTTCTACATTCATAGAGTCTTTATACTTTTGAACATCAGGGTGCTGATCTATCATTTTTTTCTCACCTGCTGATAGGTTTTTATAATCGAATTTCCCCCCTGTAGGACTTTTTATTCCTTGTTTGTTATAGTCTTCAGCTACCCTTTTTATTATGTCCCTTAACGATTCTGGAGCCTGACGGGCGCCTACTGTTTCAGCGAAAAGACCAGTTAATCCTTCTAAAAATTTTCCTTCTCCTCCTACGCTTTCCGGCAACATTAGATTAATATTCGTAGGGGATTCTCCTAGAGCTATAGGAGCATGGTTTTCAATTAAGAAACTAGTTGAAGCAAGCACTCTATCTGTTATTCCTTCACTATGAATCCAATCGTCTAGTTTTATATATTCTCCTGTTATTTTTCTACCGAAGGAATTAGTTTGGTCGCCTATCATAGCTTCAATTACAGCAGCTGAATTTTGAACTGCTCCTGAAGAAAGCCCTTGTGCGGCAGATACCATAGCTCCGATGTCAGCGGTGCCTGTAGTAATTAACATTTTCATTAGAAACTCATACGGTCCATACAAACTGTAATCTCTTCCCATAAAGTTAATTTTCATAAAATTAGTGTTATACCTATACCCGTCCGGGGTATTTATCATAAGTCTTGTATCTGTTTCGTTTCCTAAAGCTCCGTTAATAGCAAAGGTCATCCAAGTTCCATGTCCGAAAAGTCGTAACATAGACCTTCGTGCAACTCTGTTTTCTAATGTGGTACCAGTTCCCATTCCTAATATTCTTACGTTTGGCAATGCGTCTGAAATTGATCTGCCAACAATTGGAATTGATTCAGCAGTTGCTCTGACAGGAGCAGACGCAAAACCTTTGGTACCTTTATACAATGTTTCGACACGGGCGGTTAAAAATCTGGGGGCAAAAAGAAGCAATTCACCTAACGATCCGCCAAATGCCTTGTCAGAATATCCGGTCATAGCATTTACTTCTTTTGCGATTCTGGTTAAGTCTCCGTTAAGACGCATTTGTTCAATTGTTTTACCGCTAGCTAAATATCCGGATATAATGTCGTCTGCAGATTCTAAGCGCAATTTGTCTCCGTAATAACCAAATGCTTTGTTAAATCTTTTTACAAAAGGTATTCTTGAAGTTAAAACATTTTCACGAAGAATAAATTCTGTTTCTTGTCCACCTATACGAAGTCCTGATCTTGCCCAGTCTTCTGTGGTAAGCCTGCGGGCTTGTACAGTAGTTTTATTAAAATCAGTAATAAAATTACCTAATAAAACTTCGCCGTTATCTGCCCAAGCTTGTAGCCCGAATTTAAATGCTTGAGAAGCTTCTTTAGGATTATCATAAAGTGAACCAAATCCATGGACTCCAACTGCACTTAAATCATAAGTTGCTTTCAAAGACCTAAAGAAATTATTGTAAGCTCTAACTTTGGCTAACCAACTTGCGTCTTTTCCTGTTGTTTTTGCTTCTTTTTGTAATTGTTCATTAACAGTTTTTGCAAATGCTTGAGGAAATTCCCATCCTGATAAAGTTTTTAAATTAACTGCTCCAATATCATCTCTTGCCATTTCTGCTCTTTTAAGCTCGTTAACTTTTTCTCTGCCTTCTTTTGCTGCTTGTTTTAATTCGGCTAAATCATCTCTTTTTCTTTGAACTTGTTCTAAGGTTGCTGCTAAATTTTTATTAATTTTATCGCCTGCTTTTTCAGCATCTTTTATAGTTCTAGCTTGTTGTTTAATTTCTTTATCAGAATAGTTTTCTTTAACTTTGTGAAGTCTTTTGTGTTCTATTTCAAGGCGTCTAATTTCTCTTTCAACACCATATATAGTTCTATCTATTTGTTGTTGATATGTGTTTTGATTTATATCATCTTTAATTCCTTGTTTCCTTGCTCTGGCAGCATCATCAACAATATTCATTTCATCAAGTTTTGCATTAATAGCTATATTTCTTTGTTCAATTTGATCGTTTAATTTTGCTGCTCTTTCTTCAATTCTTTCAGCTCTTCTAAGCATAGCTTCATATTTTCTTAATGCAGTTTTTGTTCCAAAAGTAGGAACATCACTAATAACTCCAAGAGAAACGTCATCAATCATATTTGCTTTTGCAAATGCTTCAGCTTCATCCATTGCTTTTGTTAGTTCGTCCATCTCTTTAAAGAATGCTTTTTCTTCTTTACCAAGTTTAATGTTGGCTTCTTTAAGTTTAGCTTTTAACTGAGTAGCCTTAATAGCTTCTTTACGCCCTTGGGTTATTGCTTTACGCAATTGTTTTCTGGTAAACCTCATATCCTCCGGGGTAAACGGATTAGCTTCATCTATTAGTTTTTCTGCTTTTGCTTTTTTTTCAAGAAGTTTTTCTGCTCGCAATTCTTTTTCTAGTTCATCTGTTGCTTCATTTCGTGCCTTTCGGTTTTCTATTTGTGTTATTTTTCTATCTGCTTTTGCTATATCTTTTTGCGCTTGTCTTATTTCTTTTCTGCTATGAGATTTTTTAACTGACAATTTTGTGGTTTCAGTTCTAAGTTTTGATGCTTCAGATTTAATTTTTTTTATTAAATTTTGATAATCTACAAACTCTTCTTTTGCAAGCATTCTTTGATTTAAAGTTGACCCTATAAGATTTCCTGATTCATCGGTTGCATTTCTAAATTGTTTAGAAACCCATGCGTCAGCATATTGTCTGCCGGAATAATCAATATAACTTTTCAAAGCAGAATAAAAAGAATCGTATTCATGACCGACATCTATTCCTGCTGCTTGTGATTTGTACACAGAAGTTTTCTCAAACCCTGGAGTCCATTTTCTAGGCGTGTCCATTCCTGCAATAGTCGTATCTATTGCGTTTCCTCTTGGCAGATAAAACCCGCTTATTTCTGGATTTTCTTTGTTTTTAATAATATCGGGTCTTTGATTTACGTCAGATATAAGCTTTACGTCCATATCAATTAACTGCCTTTCCATAGGAACAAGCCTGTCTCTCATATCTACAAAAAAGTCTTTTTGTTGTGCGTTTAAAGACTCCCAATATTTAGGAAGGCGTGCAGCTATATCTTGTATCGTGGGGTTACCGACAACAGCATCTAGAGTTTTAGTAGCGGTGTCTACATTTTCAAATCCACTTACTCTTCCTACGTCATCTATATCAAAAAGTCTTTTGGCGCCAGCATCAAATTCGTTTGCCATGCTCGTAGAAAGGTTATCTGCTCTAAAGTTTATTTCATGTCGAACTTCAAATACCTGATCTACATATCTCTCTTTTGAACCGAAATGTAATTTTTCAGCGAGATAATCTACTAATTGTTCTTTTTTTGATAGACCTTCTTTCATGTCAGGCTGTGCGAAAAAATTCTCTTCTGGCGCAGCACGAAGACTTGTAGCTGCAATTTCTCCGGAACCACCTCCAACAGGAACTGGGTTTTCCCCATAATTTAATCTGTGAGTCGGAGTAAATTCACCATCATGAACTTTTACTTTGTTGCGTTTAAAATAATCCCCTGCTTGAGTGGTTATTTTATAAGTTTTAACGCCGCCTTTCCAAACAGGTTTTAATAAAGCTCCTGCCCCTTTTCCTATTAAATTTTCTACAGCAGTTGCCGGAACTAACATTTCAACGGCTAGTTCAGTTGCTCCTCTCCAATACGGAATAGTAGGAAATGTTTCGTCAAAAAGATCATCATGTTCAAAAAAAGTAGTTTCCCTACCTAATTCCTGTTCTTTATTAGCTAGTGCTTCATCAAATTTTTTTCTGTTTTCATCTTGGTCGTAAAATATATCTCCGGCTAAAACAGCAGGGCTTAAACTAAAACGGTCTTCGCCCATTTTGAAAGTTTGTTCTAGCTCTCTTCGGACAATTTTTCCACCTTCTTTAGTTGCAGATAAAAACAATTCAGCGGGTCCTGTTAAAAGTTTATAAGCGTTTTTTCTACTTTGATTTTTAAGAAATTCATCTGATATAGGTACTGTAGGTCTTCCGTCTTCGCCGTAAAGCATTTGTTCGTCTCCACCTTTACCAAAATAAGTTTTATTTTGAGGTGCGTTATAATAATTTAAAGCTTCTAAACTCGGTTCATTTTTACGGTCAACACCCATAGCTTTGTAATTTCTTTCTGCTTCTAAATCTGACTTATCAGCTACCCCCCACGGGTTATTTTGTAAGTGGGCAGGCAACATAGAGTCGCTTAGCACGTCTCTTGCTTTTTCTTCGTCAGTCATACCTATTCGTTGATCTTCTATTTCTGGTTGAGGTTTATTGTCACCTCTTAAATATGTTGCAACCGAAGGCTCTTCCAACATACCTGATAAATATGAAGCTGTTTTATTTTTTTTCTTTCTTGGAAAAAATGGTGGCATATTATCTTCTCGCTCTTGTAAAGATTGTTTTACCAGTATTTAAAGCACGTAGCTGTTGTCTTCTTTTCTGTGTTGCTTCGTCATCGTCTTTACCTGCACGCTCTTGTTTTAAACGCTCTTGTTCAGCTTTATAAAAATCACTTTCTTTATATCGCCTTTCAAATCCGGGAATCATTGATGTTAAAAACTCTGATTGCGATTTTGGTGTTTTTGTTAAAAACTCTTTATATTCAGTTGGAGATTTTCCGTACGGAAAATCTCCAAAGATTTCTTCATATTGCGGAAACATCTGATCTGATGTTGCCCTTGCACGTTGATATGCTTTTGCTTTGTCTTCTTCTGTCATTGTGCTAGGGTCAACTCCGACAAAACGATACCCGACAGGTAATCCTGTTTTAGGGTCTATGCTGTAATCAAAATATGCAGCAGGTTCTCCTGTTGTTTCAGGATCGTCAATTAATTTATCTGATACACCGTACTGATTAGGGTCATAAGCAGCAGACGGGGTTTCTTCAGGTTCAGGTTCTTTGGGTGGAATAACATCAAATTGACTTTGCCCAGTTTCTCTCCTGTATTGATTGTCAGCTCTTTCAGCATCCTTTTTAGCTGTTTCTAAAGATGAAGAATTTTGATCGGTTGGGTCAACGTCATATGCTGCTTGGGCATCTGCATATCTTCTTTGGTAGAAATCTAATTTGTCCTGTTGTAATTCTAGGTTTGCTAATCTATCATCCATAGGTTCTGGATTAGCTTGTTTTAAATAACGATCTTCAAAATCTGTCGTTTTCAATTGATGCTTTAAGTAAGCAGCAAACTCAGGTCTTTCTTCTCCCCATTGTCTATTAACTTCTGTGTCAAATAGTGTTTCGTCAAAAATAGGTGGTTCCTCATCTAATAAACCAAATGCTAATTCGGTGCGTCTAGGTAAAGCCGGAAGCGTAAAAACTCGTCCTGTTTCTAAATCTGTTACTTCTCCACCCGGAGGGGTGAACTCTAATTCTCCTCTGTGGAAATCAACTGCATCTTGTAGACTTGGTTTAATAAATGCTTTAGTTGATTCGGCACCATTTTGGATAAGATAATGTTTCCAACTAGCCCAAGTCGAATCATTGACATCTTTATCTGTAATTGGCATTGGTATACCGTCTTCGTTTGCAATCCAAAAACTATCATCTTCTGCAAGCAAACTTTTCAACACATTATTTTGTTTAGTAGGGCTTCCTCTAAGTGCATCAGATTCAAAAACTGCTTTTTTATCTGTGCGTGTTTCTTCATATCTACTAACACCATCTTCACCCGGAACAAAATTAGATTTAACTTGTACATATACTTTGTTTGCAACATAATTTTCAGGAGTCATTCCGTTATCGTAAGCTGCATTTTTTGCATTATCTGTAATGTTTCCATCAGCATCTATGTATTTTTTTAATGTGTCTTGTGCCTGTTTTATTATTTCTCGATTTGTTTCCATAGTTGCTTTTTTTTCATCGCCAGTTAAACCTTCTCCATCAGAATTTCCCACCTCTGATTCGTCTATCCAAGCATTAATTACATCTTTAAAACCGTCACCGACATCATCAGGCGCACCATCTGTAAAAAAATCAACAAAACTAATCTCACCTAATTCCGGTGCTTTTACTATATTTCCAAAAAATGCTACAGAGTCTTTTTCAACTTGGTCTATAAACCATGGTGTAAAATCAGTTCTACCGGAGCCTTTAGCAAAATCTATTTCAGAATTTCTTACTGCTATATCAAATTTATCTAGTATTCCTGACACTCCATCTTTACCAAAGATAATATTTTCTAGTCTTTTATAATCGTTTTGATCAATACCTAAGTCTTCATAGGTAGCCCCCTCGTCAAGCATCATTCGCCTTATTAGTGGACCGTCAAGACCAAATTTGTTACTTGCAACTAATGCGTCAAGTGCAATTGCTAGTTTATCGTCACGCAAAAGCGAACTTGGGTCTCGTTGGCTTTCATCGGTTTTAGTATTAATTTTATCTCTGGCTATATCGTGCCAGATAGGACCTTCTGCTACTGATAACCTTTCTTGAGGTGTAACAGTTCTCTTATTAATATCTGATACATCTAATTGAAAATCCCAGTCTTTAAATAAGTTTTCTGCTACATATGTAATTATTTCCAAATCAGAAACTTGTGGGTCCATATTAGGGTCAAATTTAATATTTTCAGCAATTTCTATAATTAAGTCTCTTGCGTCTTCTTCGTTAAAGTCTTTAGAAGTTGCTACTAATCTAGTTGTTTGAGTACTGCTAGGAACAGCTTCTCTTCCTACAATATCAAACTCTCCTGACGCAGTTGGAGTTGCAGGAATTTTTGAATACCAACTATTTAAAGTCCTTATTTTTTCTGCAAGGTCTGGAGAATAAAAATTTAAAAGATTTCCTTTAAGCCCTTTTTCAAATTCTTCTCTTGTAGCAAATTGTGGAGAAGTCATCTTCGTCTCCTCAACCTGTTTACGTTTATACCTCTTTCTTCAAGCCTTCTTTTTATGGGGTCAATACCCGGCGCTCTTTTAGATGTTACTTTTGGAGCTTGTTTTTTGGGCGACTCTTTTTTAAGACGCTGATATTCTTGCGTTACTTGGAATATTGCTTTTGTTATTGGATTTTCATCTGCCAAGGTCTATCCTCTCAGGTTTAAATGTGTCTGGTGTTAATGGTGCGTTTAAATCTGCCGGCGCTCCTCCTTCCGGTGGCGGTCCTCCCATTCCTCCTCCCATATCGGGTCCCATACCACCACCCATTTCTGGCGAAACTCCCGGTATTTGCGGAGCCATAGCTTGTTGTCTAGCTGCAATTTCTTGTGCAGCAGCTGCTTGATTTTCTTCATCTATTAATCCCATTTCTTGTGCTACAAGTGTTTCTACTTTTTGTCTTACAGAAGGTAGATTTCTAACTGACTCTTCTATCAGTCGCTGTTTTATTTCGGTACCGTTTTCGTATCCTGCGGTCTCGTAATATGTCATTGGGTCTATCAACCCTGCGCCGTATTCGCTCATAGCCATCTGACGTTGCTGTAATTCCATAACAGGTTCTGCGTGTGGGAATGCTACTTGTATACCGTAGACGTTATGAATGGTGCTTCTGTTTAGTGTTTTTCCGTTTGCCCCTATCCCGCCTGCAAGTTCGGATACGCTATCTACAAGTTGTAATATTCTTGAACCGACAATAGATGCCATGTGTTCTCTTTGAAGTGCGACACCTGAAAAGATTCTCATACCGGCTGTATTTAATATTGCCTGTTGGCCTACGGTTGTAACACCTGCCTGTCTTACACCTGCAAGTGCAGAGGAGTATGTACCCATTTCGAGTGTGGAATCAGTCTGACTTCTAAGTTGTAATGCCCATCCTGGTACGTCTGGTGTATTCATTACCCAGAAATCCTGTGGATCTCCTTCCAATATACCTTCATTGGATATTGCCTGTGCCAATGTTATCGGGTCACGGGATGTTCCCATTGGTGCATATGCAAATCTTAAAAGTATTTGATGGAACGCAGATATTTCCTGAGTTCTTTTTCTGATTGTCTCTTTGTTAGGCCCCAATATACCTTGAGCAAAGTTCTTAGGGTCACCACCTGTATCTGCCATATCCATACCCCAACCTGCAAATGAGTGTACAAATGGTACAAAGCCCCATGTGTTTCGCTCCATCCATATTGGTGTTGCAGCTCTTGATGTCGGAGATGCGTTATATGACGGCGATGAATTTGCGACAAGTTTAACGTGCCAGTACGGAGTCCAATAGTCCCATACTTCTACTTCATCCCATGGGTCTTTATTTCCCATGTCAAATATTTCTGCATATTTTCTACGTTGTTTTCTTTTCTTTGTAATTGACTGTTCGTGTAGTTCTTGAGCTGTCATCTTTGACGCTTTTATAGCTACAGTTGGTACTTTTTCTCTAGGGTTCATCAGAACTGTAGAAGGATGTGGGACTCTGATTCTGACAGGGTTAAACGATTTCCTGTTTGCACGGTAAATAGTTTTTGCTGTCTCGAACGCTTCCTCGTCATCAAACTCTGATTCGACAGGTTCTGTCGGTCTCTGACCTAGACCTACTAAAACAGGAGCTTCAACTACTGCGTATCCGTGAGCCACAAGATATTGTGCGCATACTTTCCACGGAATTGTAGGTTCGTGTAAAGCTGCGTCATCCATAATTGATTTAAGTCCGTGTTCGAGGTTGGTTGCGTCTTGTTTATGTTGTTCTGTTTCGCCTACGGGTTCTCTGTGTATGCGTGGAGAGAACGACATAAGTGTTGCAACTGCGTGGTCAACCAGGTGTGTTGGAGTTGAGTCATAGAATACGGGTCTACCCTGATAGGTATTTGACCACACTTTAAATTTTCTTTGATAGTATGCGTCATTATCACGGAATTCCTGATGTGCATTTGACCACAGTTCTCCCATCTTTGAATAAAAACGGTTTATTATTTCTTCATCCGGTCTTTCTCTCAAGTCAGCCATAGTTAATCCTTTAGAGCCTTTTAGGCAAATGCAGGCATTCTAATTATTTTTGCGTGGTTTTTAATTCCTCTTTCGTTTTTAACCATTAGTGCAATACCTAGTGCCATAACGTAATCGTCATGTGCGCCACCCATTGCCTGTGGTTTTTCACCGGGAGCAGCAATTATTGTGGAGAATTCATCGAGTCCCTGTTTATTGGGAATCGTTAAGTGTCCTGCGTTAAAAGATGCTCTAAGTTCATCGAAGAGTTGTTGTCTACTCATACGGTCTGTACGCCATCCGTATTCTTTTCTGACATTTTTACCTCTACCTACTCTGCGTCTGTAGAGTTTCGGGTAGTTTTCATCTCGTGCAATTGTCAAAACTGTATCTGAAAAGTTATTTTCGATAGCCCAATCGGGATTATTGTAGAGTTCTAATAGTTTCATAGAAGCTACGGAGAAATCCTCTGGTTGGATTGTGTTTGACACAAGGTCTGCTACCACATAACCGGAATTAACATCTACCACTACGGTTACGGAGTAGTCCATACCCACACCTGAAGCTACGTCTGTACCTGCGACATATCTTCTGGCTGCTCTCGGTTCCTTGTAAATACTGGCAGGACCGATGGTTCGTAGAGGTGGTATACAATCATCAGCCATGCCAGAAATGATATCCCGATCAAAAATGCTTTGCGCTCTTGGGGGCGATAAGGCTTCCTTTTCGTCACCGGGATATTCTTGTTCCATAAATTGTTCTGGTGACATACCGCTCAAATCAGATGTGGGTACTGTGTCTCTAACACCTTCGTACCATTTTTCTGTTCGTTCGGGTCTAGCACTCCATGGAATAAAGATTTTAGTCCATCCGTTACCTTCTTCTGCTGTGTCACCTGATGCCCTGTAGATTTCTTTAAACAGGGAACTCATATTTCTTTTGTTTGAGGTGGAACCCATAATCATTTGTCCACCTGCGTCAATTGTAGGTTTGACGGCAGCGTAATTAGCTGCGTGATATTCATGAAAGTCTGCTTCGTCTTGTATGACAACGGATGCAGTTTCTGAACGACCTGCATCTTCTGTAGATGGAAGTGCGACAATCTTAGAATCCTTTGACGGTATTCCTATTTCCGATCTTGAGTCAGGAGACAGGGGAGATTGCCATTCTTCCGGGAGATTTTTAAGTATAAATCTAACTTTATCAAGTAGGGAGAACGCTTCTGTCTGCCCTTTTGAAATCATAAGTACGTTTGTACCTTCTCTGAATGTAAGTAGCCATGCAGCATATGCAGCTGATGTCCACGAAAAACCTAACTGTCTGGCTTTTAATACTGTGACAAGTCGGTTATCTACGATAGCTCTTGCTAATTTTACGAGGTAATCCCACTTTTGAAAGGGTGCGGCACCACCTGCCACCCCTGAATGTAGTTGTGATCTTTCTAGGATCTTAACTTTATCAAGGAAGTCTGGTTGTTCTCCGTCAGGTGAAACGAAATTGCGTCTTGCAAATTCTTTTTCTAGCCTGCGGACAGCTTCTTGTTTGTGTTCATCAGTAAGGGCTACCATTTTTTGTTACATTCTGCCCATGCGTTTCTTTTTATTTTTCTTTGGGGGTCGTCCTCTTTTAGAACCGTAGGTTCCTTTTCCTTTAGGCATGGATCACTTCCTTTTTTTGGCAGTTTTTGCCGATTGTTTAAACGCTTTTGCTG